GAAGATGCTTGTTGCAAGAAAAGGGTTGAGCTAGGAGAGCTCGAGGACCCGGAATGATGCCAACGGTAGGGTAAGGGACTACAGTAATGAGTCCCGCCGCAGCCGTGGTCGGCAGTACGTTCCGAATCTGTAAACCCCAGGCAACGACTCTGAAAGAGCCCATCACTGAAGCCAACTCAGCTGCGGATGTGAATCCGTAGATGTTTGCATTGGCCGGACCATAACTGACTGGGAACACCGAAAACGGGTTCACGAAGTCAATGACAGACACCAACGGATTGTTGAAGAATGCCATATTGATCAGGCCTAAGTTGTTGCTGCTCAGTGATGTCTTGCCATTGATCCGAAAGGTGGCAGTCGGATATGCAAAAGCATCGGGGACGCGACAGCCCATCGCGTCAGGCGAAAAGGGTGAGTGTAAGGCCGCATGGTAGCGGCTAAGTTGTTCACTGGAACGCGGCTCGCGAACCATCTTCATTTTAGGAGTGGACCTCCTCTTCGTTGCAACCACTTTGGTGACAACGGTGGTAGACGCACCTCTGCGTCCACCCTTCTTAGCTAATCTCTTTATGTTGATCATGGCGAATTTTATTCCCAGATATTTCATCTGGGCAATCGTCATGGCACGGGTTTATACCGGCAGTATCAACACACTTGATCAGGACAGGACGTGTTCCTAAATCGAGTGCACGGTAGTCGAGATAGACTCCGCGTGGAAGAGGGATAGGCTCCGAGGCCGCATACGGGCCAACGAACGGTGCAGGCGAAACAATCTGCAGTCTTGACAACGGAACGTAAGTTGTGAGACTGGATTGGGTATACTGGAAGTTCTCCAGCTTCGAGTCAGTCAGGACTGGATAGTCCTTGGCTGCTCGAAAGTCCCGAAGGTGCTGTTTAGGCATCCCGGAATATACCATTACCCTGGTTAACCCGTTAATCGGAGTTGACAAAGGAAGAATGGGGGACTTGTACGTCCGACTGGCATAATCACCGGGCCAATAAGGTCCATACAGAGGTCTCATAGAAGAGAGACCATTGTTGTAGGACATGCACTTGGGTGAGCGGACCTTTGACTTATCCCGAAAGACGATGACGGGTAAAATCTTAAAATGAGGACCACATGTGCGCTTGATGGTAAACGACCCTTGCAGAGCGCTACCGCTTGGCAGACCATACCATTGAGATGGCATGACTGATACACGGTACGACGCGAAAAGCCGCTGGAAATTGGTGATGTAGGATGTCCAGCCGGATGGCTTGGTAAAGCCTAGCCCGCCGAGGTCACGAGAGAGGAAGAGGTTGAGTTCTCCCCTACAGGTGAGCCTGGAAATGCGGTCCGCATGGTGGTGAAGGAATCGAGCTGTGGCTCTCACCGGGTTCGAACATTCCCCAGTAACCTTGTTGAAAATATCCCATAAGGGCATCTCCTCACGAAAGGTGTTTGACTTGGACTTGCCCTGTAGAAGGCCCACATTGAGTAAAGGGACACGTTTGAAGGTGTTCTGAGAATGATGGTGGACGAAACAGGCAGAGTTGATGGTCAAGATACTGGGGTGTACGTAGTTCTTACCCGGAGAGAGAACGAATTCAGCTGACACAAGTTCTTCTTCCAGAGAGCGTAGAGTGCGGATATGGCTCGGAATAGGATATCATCCCCATTCACGAGTACTGGCAAACTTTCAACGCTAACCGGACGACCGATGAATCTCTCAAAAGCACGCCAATAACAGATGAGGTTAATTGCGCACAAGATTGGAAAGGATAGGATAGAACCCATCAACTGACCATTCTGTTGTAAGACTTCACTGGGATAAGACTGAGTGGTCGGAACTTTAGAGCGCGTGCCGTACATCCCCTTTGATGATGATTTGTCGCTGGGGTAGTGTAACACTTGCTCGTATAGGTTACGACGGAGTAGAGTTCTCTCGTTCTCCGTTACTCGGAACTTGTCGCAGAAGGACTCGAACGTCAACTTTGTGAAGTTGATGTTGAGCCCATCGGTGGCCGCACTATAATCGCCGCTAACCCAACCAGGTACCTCGGACCCCCAGATGCTTGCGCCATTTGTGGCTAGGCTGTCCTCTCTGGAGAGGATATCATGGAGATCTGTTATAGATAATGGTCGGGTCGTTAAGACGAGCTGCGGAAGAAGGTCAAGGTCGTGCTTCATGACCTGCTGAAAGTATCGTGCGTAATACGCCGGAAGTGCCTCTCCTTTGGAGATCATTCTCACTTTTAGTGGCTCGAGGATAGCCACCACGGAGACATGACCCATAGCCCAGGATGCCAGACAAGAATCCAAGTTGTTTTCGCAGATGTTCCTCACGTGATCGGAAGTGGGAACGGGAAAATATGGAAATTGT